ATAGCGTCATCAAACTCAGTCGCCATAACTTAGCTCGCGACCAGCGGCAGTGAATACCACTGAGTCGCGGAAGACGCGATCAGTGTGATAGGCATTAGACCAGTCGTTAGTGACAACGCACCGCTAGCGCTCAAGCCATTGATTGTGGAGGAAGCCTTCGGATAGACTTTCAAAATGCCTGCCGTTAGTCCCTTGATTATCACAGTAGCACCTGGAACTGCGACCGGAAGAATGACGCCCTTTGTGCCGTCAGCACCAGTGACCAGATTCAATCCTGATGTCAATTGAGCCGCGTCCGAAATCAGTGAACCTGCTGCCGTAATCGAACTGACAGCAAGCAAATTCGTTTGTTTATTGAGATGCGTTTTTCCAAAGTCATCACCGCTGGCAGCCGTCTCAACGCAGACTCCCGCGTACGTTCCAAGACCAAGCTGATTCGCTGCACCTGTGCCTGCTGTGCCGCTGTCAGGATCTCCTGTCGGATTCCAGTGAACGGGCAATCCTCGCACCCAAGCTGCTGTAGTTTTAGGCAGTTTGAAATTGCCATCGACTGCAAGCGAACCCTGCTCGTTGGCTGCAATGTCTGTGACTGCTACTCCAACGATTCCATTCAATACAACAACGTCGCCACCGACCACCGCACCGCTTGGCGTGTAGTCGATCGCATCAGTTGCTGAATACGTTTGTGCCGGAACCTGTGCCATCTTCGTAACTCCAAAAAATCATGTTCTAAGAAATGCCGAGCGACACACGCCGCCCGGCTTATTGTGTCACGAAGTGACTATGCTGCACCCTTGCTCATCAACGCATTGAGGTAATCACCGAGGTCACAACCAAAGTCGTGATAGCCACGGAACTGAATCCCAAGCGTGTTAAAATCTGCGTCTGCGTTTTCGACTGTCGGCGTTTCCTGACCATTTAGGAACGACACGACGACAGGCGAGCCTGCTGCTTTGTCGCCAAGTAAATACCAAGCTGTCGTGCTGTAACCGCTGATTGAAGAATCAGACAATTGATTCGCGACGATTGGCTGATAACGGCCTGAATAGATGTTCGCGTCAGACACCTTGACGGCTGCCAAATTCCGAGCAACGTAAAGCTGTTCTGCAATCGTTTCCAATTCAGGAGGTACGAGCACGAACTTCGGTGAACCTGACATTCGCTTGGCACCATCAGCAGCAGGGCTTGTGCGTTGACGCCAACCCTTCACGCCGAGGCCCAAACCAACGCCATCGGTGCCGAGATTCGTTGTTGCACCTGTAATGTAATTCGTGCGAGTTGCCGTAAAAATCGTCGCCAGATTACCGAGGAAGGTAGTCCAGAAAAGATCATTCAGTTTGCTTGCTGCACCGCGACCGATTCGATTTCGTAAATCGTCGAACGCACCAAGATCATCATTGATAATGTCCTGCCGTGTCAGGCTAAACATCTTGGCATAGGTATCAACTTGGCGAGTGTATGACTCCTCGCTGATTGTACCGTTTTTGATCACTCCACCTGGCCCCAGCTTTTCATACTTCATGTTGTCCAGCATTCGATAGCTCGTGACAGTTTTGAAGTCGCTAACGGATTTTGTCTGAGCGATCTCACGCCATACCTGATCTTCTTCCATGTAGCCGTCAAGCAACTCTTTATTGGCTACGTTGCTCAGAATTCCAGGCAAGGAAATTGCAGTAAACGCCGCTTGCAATTGCTGACCGTTTCCGCATGAATAGGTTAATACTTCGCGGATATTACCGGCGGAAATTTTCATTCCCGGTGTCATGCTCATGCCGTTCGCTGCGGCAGCCATCAGCACGATTTGCTGTAGACCGATGCCGCGTTTGAACTGACTATGAGCAGCTTGCAAAGTCTTGTCGTCGAATTGCTTTTCAACGTCCTTGATTTTGCGAGTGACACACATTGCCGCTTCGAGAACTTGCGGCAGATTTTCGACAGCACTTTGTGCTCCGCCGAAGCTTGTAGTCCGAGCACCCATTGCCTGAATCTGTTTGGCCTTCATTACTTCTAGTTCGACTTTTTCAATTGACCAATCTTGCTCAATTGCTGTCGCTGCGATGTTTGGAAAACCAAATGCCTTAGCTTGGATTTCACCGCTTTTGCGGATCATTGCAGCCTGTAGTTTTCGTTCTTCGTTCAGTCGTGCTTCGATTGTCACTGCGTTTGCTCCTGCTGATACTGGTGGTGGAATTACTGGAGCCACTGGAACAGCAGCGGCAACTGGTGCTACTGCGGCAGCAGATGCGGCAGGAGCTTGTGAGACGGCCGCGTAAGCTGTCTGTAAAACTGCCACGGCCTCCGGTGTCAACGTCGAAACATCAAGGCCAAGACTCATCAACCAATCTTCAAAAACCATGGCCGCAGCCCCTTTCAAAAAACGACGGGCTGATGCCGCCAAATTCACTGTTGTTGAACTGTCCGCCCCCATTGGGAGAACACTCGTTTCACGCAACACGGCACGCCGTGCTATTGTCACTGGCCCGACAAATGTCTGACCGTTTGCCGTTGCCGTTTGACCGGCTGCAATTTCTTCTGACTCGATCACCATCGCACCAATCGACGCCTGCCATGTGTGACCTGCTGCCGATTGTGCGAGCACCTGTAAAGCAGTTGCCGATTGACCTGTGACGACTCCGGACAATGTTAACGCCTTGCCGTCGTTCCTGATGTTGTCCGTCAGTCCGAGAGTTGCTTCAACTGTCTTTGTGTGATCAATCAAGATTGGAATTGCGTTAGGCGTTTCCAGTCCTGCTAAATCAACCACGACAGGATGCACAAATCCCTCAACGTTCAGCGTCCCGCCTGAATAGGCGAGGATCTGAAAACGCTTCGGCTTGCCAGCACCGTTGGCTTTTAGCCGAAGAAAGGCAGGCATGTTCAATGGCTTCATACTGCGACCTCCGAGATTGTCTGATCTCGCACACCGCCATCGAGCGCGTCGACAATCAGTGCCGCGATTCGATCTGGTGTCAATCCAATACTGGCAAGCGTCTGTTCTGCCATCACCTGCGAAATCTCACCGGCTGCAAATTGCTCCAGTGATTTCATAATCCGTTTTTGGTTATTTGAAAACGCTCGCTGGCCGATGGTTGTGTATTCACCTTGCGGCATCGGCGGCCCACCGACAGCCCCGACCTGTGCGACCACGGCTGCAAATGGTGCCAGCATTGCGTCAACATTGAGCGGAGATATTCCGGGGAATGCTGATCGGATCAACGCATTTGCCGTTGCTACTGGTATCACACCAGCAGCAACCTGCCCAATAATTTCAACAATGCTTGTGACCTGTGCCCCGTTCATTGCCGTGTCAGCAATCGCTGTCGTGTCAGTTGTCACGCTCGTTGCTGTTGGTGCTGATGCGGTTGAATCGAATGTTTTCGCGAACACCGCTCGCTTATAAACTTCGACAGGAACCCCGAAGTCACCGGCAGCACGAACGCTTTCGGTATCCCAATCCTGACCACGCCGAGCGTGTTCTTCAGTCGGGGTTGATTGACCTGTTGACAGCCGAACAGACGCGGCATTCGCTGCGTCTAAGGCGTCCAATTCTGGCAACGGCGGCCAGTGCCATTTGTGATCGCATTCACCGAACTGCGGCAAGCCATCGAGCAATCCCGGCGTGTAAATTGCCGACTCAAGGAACCACTGGAAAACAGGTTCAATGATCGAGAACTCGACACGGCTTTGTTCGCACTTGACTTCAGGCTCCCACACATTTTTCATGTCACCTTTGAAGGAACTGAAATTTGCATCTTTGCCCGTGCCTGCTGCCAGCGTGTAAGGCATGTTCGTGCAGCGGCTAAAACTTTGCAGTGCCTGCCGTTGAAACATTTCGTACAACGGCCCTGGCTGTTTTGGTTCAACCTGTCCGATTTCCCAGCCTGCCGGAAGCGTCGTCAGCATGTTGCGTGCGATCTCAATCTCTGCGAAGTCGGCAGGGCTTGCCGTTGGATCAAGTGCAGGCGAATTCGATTTCAAATACATCGCGAAGTTCGCGGCTGTCTCAGCACTGTAAAGCGTCGCTAGTTCCTGCCGTCGCATGATCGGCAACGTCTGGAGTGCCGGTGTCGCCCGAGGTATTCCGCGAGTTTGACCCGGACGATCGGCACGAAATAAATGCAGCACTTCACGCGAAGAATACCACGCACCGTCAAGCGTGCTGATTGGTACGTTCGAACCGGGATGCTGATTGTAAACGTAGATCTGAATCTCGTTCAGCGATTTGTCAAACTGGATACCGTCATCTGTGAACGGATCGCTATACACGCTCGCTTGCCACGGATTGCTAATCTGATCGGCTTCAAGTGTTCGCAGATCCAATGTCATTGGGAAGTTCTGCGGCTTGTCTGCTCGCATGACGAATACTTCGCCGTCACGCCAATACGCTTCGACAATTGTCCGCAGCATGTCTGCTAGATCGATCTTAGATGCCCATCTGCGGAACGCTTTTTCTATTCGCCGATTTGCTTCAACGTCCTCAGTCAGCATCTGTAACCGAGGCCCGTTCCCCACGATATGATTGACAGCAGTCCGCAGAATCCCGGCGTACCAAGAATTGTTTTCAGCTTCGTATCGGGATCGCAAGCGAATGATTCGCCGCACTGAATAACTGGCGGCTGCTCTTGCTGATAGGCTGTCGGCATTCGCCCAGTGTCGTTTGTTCTCGCTCGTCGTTTGTGCAAGATCAAACTTTGCGTGAATCTGTTTTGGAACTGGTAGCGGCTTTGATTTTCGGCGTGCCATCTAGTGGCCCCCCGGAGGTACGATTTTGCTGCACATGCTTCGCAGCATTGCAGCAGGCGATGCCGTTGCCTTCTTAGCCGCTAAATGATTTTCGTACTCGATCAAATCCTTAAGCGAACGACGTGTGACCGTCACGCCATCGTTTGAAACGCTGGCGGCTTTAAGTGCTTCGGCTGCGAGTTGATCTGCTGGTTCTGCCATTCACGCAGTTTCCAGCACACCGACGAACCGAGTCTATTGACGATTGGCACTAATGCCACGACGCACAAAATAGCGGCTGAGTTTCCTATTGGCACGGCCCGGAAAAGCGGCCACGTTCCGTCTTGCGAATTCTCTCATCCGTCCAGTGTTTTGCGCCGCAGTTTTTGCACACTCGCTCTCGAAACACGCTGCCAGTTTTTGTGCGTGTGTGATCGACTTGGCTTAGAGTGTGGCCACAGTCAGGACATTTTAACCCCGGCAATTGAAATTCGTTTTCACTCACGGCGTACTCCACCGGGCAGTGCAAATTTCTTGACCTGTTTTTTTGTTGCAGTGTCTCCACTCAGTTTGCATCCTAGTACAGAAGCGGCTGTCAGACAGCCGCAGAAACAATCCCACCAGTCGTTGTTCCGATATGGTATGTCAACCCAGACAACGCCCTTCGTGCCGTCGTATGATACTTCTTTCGGCACTTCTGACGTGAAGTGCTCGACCAATAATCTATTCGCTCGATCATCAGTGCCCGGCAACATAATCGCCGAAGGTGCTCCGCGAGCCGTCAGCAATCGACGTGCCGCCATGCTCTTGATAATGTTCGCATCGAATTGCACATGCACCGGATTTTCGGAACGCCGCTCAATCCAACCCGTTCCAGATTTGTCCCGGTGAATGTCGCCCCATAAATGTATCGGCTTGCGGCCGGGCTTCGGCGCGAAACCTTTTGAGGCTCTCATACGATTCCGATCTTTGCTCGATCCGATTTGCGATCTGATCAACGGCATCTGCCCTCCGTCTGACCAGTCTTTCAGAATCAAATCAATCTGCCGCGTTTTGCCAGAAACAGTTTGCCAATCGTCGCACAGCATTTGCTCTAGCTCATTGTGAGCGACGACGAACGATTCCTCCCATGATCTCCCCGGTGCTTCGTCGCCAATCGCATGTGCCAAATTTGCTTTGTAAAAAACAGGCCGCTGCTGATCTGGCCAAGTTCCGTAGTCTACGATTGAGCCGCTAAGATCCTTGCCGACAGCAAGCACCATCCACCACAGCACTTTGTCCGAGCTGTCAACGAACGCCGTCAGGAAAGCAGCATCGTCTGGCACACGCCCCCGAGCATAGCCAGACGTTCGATTAAGCAGCGTCTGTGCATCGAGCCGCAAGCCGCTCGTATTTACTTGGATCTCACCTTCCTGCTGGATCTCACACCGGAAGAAACTTAGATCCAAAGCCCGCACCGTCATCAGGCTTTGCAACGCTGACAACTCATCCGGCAGCTTATCATGTTCCCACGCTACGACACCGCCGCTGTCCATTGATTCGCGATGCGTCTCATAGAACTCTTGTGCCATTGCCTTGCCGATTGTCGGCGTATCGCCTTGACTTAATTTTTGGCCATAGGTTTCCCATAAATCCATTTTGTCCGGCATGCGGATGATCGACGGATATTTTTCCCCGTCCCAATCTGGATGCCGCTCGCGAGATAAAAACCGCTCAGTCAAATCGTCATGCTCGCGAACAGTCGCTACCATGATAGCCGCAATCTTTTCGCCAAGTCCTGCCAGCCCGAGAAACGTCTTTGTGATTGCTTCTTCTCGCTCCTCCGTCATCAATGGCGACTTCGCTGATTGCGGAGTTTGAACGTCGTCGAAGACTAGCAAGTCCGGGCGAATCGTCACGCCGAACCGATCAACATACGACAGCCCTGACACGTCGGTTGCATTGACCGAGTAGGGTGCAATATGTGCTTGGCAACTTGCCGAGTCGTGAATATCCGGAAACACGATTCGCCCGCGTCCATCTTTTGGGTGCAACGCCAGCAGCCTGCCATCTAAACGGAATTGCCGTTTCGGTTGTCGCCACTTCAACAGTAGCGGAGTCATCTCAGGGTAATCGTCCAGCAGCAATGGCGACGATGCGAGCAACGCAAAAAAGTTTTCCCGGTGTTCGCTGGCCTTATCATCCGTCGCACCTACAAGCACCGGGAACCGACGATGCCCATTGATGACGGCCCATAGCGTTGACACTCTAGCGCATGTCGATTTCAGTCCACCGCGCCGAACGGCATGACACTCGCGACCGCCACTCAACACGACATTCTGAAACCTATTCATCATTGCACGCTGATATGGTGCCCACGGCAAATAGAATGTCGGCTTGAAATAAGTATCGGCAAACAGCAGATTGTTTTCACTGGCCGCTTTTCTGCGTGCTGGATTTGCTATCTGCGGTAGCGGCCCAATCTCTTGTGCGGCTGCCGTCTTTGCGTTGATCGCTTCGGCGTTGCGAGCGGATCTTTCGGCGGCATAGTTTGCCCCCGCACCTTCGACGAGCGGCCCATCAATCTCAGCGGCGACTTCGTCAACCAGATCATCCGGCACTGTTTCCAGAAATTCGTGCAGCTCTGATTCGTTCAACGATCTGAGCCGCAAGAGTTCTGCCGACTCCAGGATTTGCGTTGTCAATTTTTACCCCCACGTTGACCGTAGTTTGCGGAACTGGTTGCGGATTTTCCGCTCTGTCGTTCGATTCTTTCATGGCCATAATAGTTTGAATCGCCTTCAGCCGCACCTGGCCCTTTTCCGTTTTGTCCAATACCAACGCTCCGGCAATCTTCGGCAATACCAACAGCAGTTCGTCAGGGATCTCGTAGCCCCTGCGGATCGCCGTGCGGATTATCGCAAGATCGCCGCGTATATGTTTTGGATCGCTCAAAAGTTCTGTCATGTTTTCCCCAATGTTTTTGGCCCTTTTGAAATACTTTCAGAATTCTTTCGGAATAGATTGCACAAGGCGTTGATTCTATTCCGATATCGGTATAGACTGCTCTCAGTGGAAGTGACGAACGCAAACGCAAACAAGGA